CCGGCCACGACCGCCGCAGGCGTTTACAGCGTGGAGTTGAACGTAGCGACCAAGGGGCAGATCAGCGCCACTTGCAGCGGCAACGCCTCCATGTCAGTTGTTGGACTGTTTAGCGATTACGTCTGATAGTGGCAAAAAAGTCGCAAAAACTTGCTGAATTGCTGCTCAAACAGATTGAGTCGGCAGCGGCGTTTGGTGTGCCGACCGTGTTGGAGTCGCGCAACATGGACGTTTCCAACTTGCCGCAAGTGCCTAACCGCATCCCCGGCGAGGGCGGCATCAGTACGGTGCGAAGCATGGGCATTAACGTGGATGGAAAAGAAACATTGATTCCAACCGTTGTTGAAGGCCAGTTGCCAGCATCAGCCGAGGAAGCCGAGCGCCAAGCGATAGATTATTACTTTCGCAAAAAACGGCACCTTGGCAAATACGCTACGCCAGCCGCATCTGACGCAGCCGCTACCCTTTTGCATGAACGCGAAGCCTTACGGACGGGACGATAATGGAAGGCATACTGCAACCCGAGCTTGAGAAATACCTGAAGGTCGTCGCGCAGTACGACAACGAGTTCGCCAAATGGCAGGCGCGAACCAAGAAGATCGTTAAGCGTTACCGTGACGATAGCCGAGGGCAAGGTGGCAACGAAGCCGCCCGCTTTAACATTCTCTGGAGCAACATCCAGACGTTAAAGCCCGCTGTGTACGCCAAGTTACCGAAGGCCGACATCAGCCGCCGCTTTGGCGATAACGATCCCGTAGGCCGCGTGGCAGGGCTGCTGATTGAACGCGCCATTGACTTTGAGATTGAGCATTACCCCGACTTTCGCTCAACTATGTCCTACGCCGTGGAAGATCGGTTCCTCGGCGGTCGCGGTACGGCATGGGTGCGCTACGAGCCGCACGTTGCCCCGATTGGCATTGAGGACGATGGCTTATCCATCACCTCCAACATTGAGCAGGGCGAGGGCGCGCCGCCCGACCTAGAGCGCATTGAATACGAGTGCGCCCCAACCGATTACGTCCATTGGAAGGACTTTGGACACTCACAGGCCCGCACATGGGAAGAAGTGTCGCAAGTATGGCGCTGGGTCTATATGACCAAGGAAGCCCTCGCAGAACGGTTTGGCGACGAAATGGCGCGGAAGATTCCGCTAGACCAAGGCCCAGAGCCGCTGAACGCCTACAACGAAGCCAAGCGCACTTATAACCGTGCAAAGATTTGTGAACTTTGGGACAAGGAAACGCAGAAGGTCTATTGGTTCTGCAAGGGGATGCCGCAGATCATTGATGTGCGCGACGACCCGCTCGGCCTTGAGGGGTTTTTCCCATGCCCGAAGCCGCTCTTTGCGACGACGACGAGTGACACCCTCGTTCCCGTCCCCGATTTCATCCTGTACCAAGATCAGGCGATGGAGTTGGACATCCTGTCCGACCGCATTGACGGGCTAGTGAAGGCGCTGCGTGTGCGCGGCGTGTACGACGCCAGCCAACCGGCGCTGCAACGGCTGATGACGGAGGGCGACAACAATGCGCTTATTCCAGTTGATAAGTGGATGGCTTTCAGCGAAAAGGGTGGCCTTAAAGGAAGCATTGATTTGCTACCTCTGGATACCCTCGCAAACGCACTCCTCAACTGCTACCGAGCCAGAGAAGACATCAAGTCCCAAATCTACGAAATCACGGGCATCTCTGACATCATCCGCGGCACCTCGTTCGCCTCGGAAACCGCGACAGCGCAGCAAATCAAAGGCCAGTACGCGGGATTGAGATTGCGCTCCATGCAGGAGGACGTTGCCCTCTTTGCATCGGAATTGATTCGTCTCAAGGCGCAGGTGATGTGCAAGCACTACCAGCCCGAGACGATCCTTGCTTACGCCGCCGCAAGCCAGATGACGCCTGCCGATCAGCAACTGATCCCGCAGGCCATTGAACTGCTGCGCGACAAGCCGCTGCGTAACTTCCGCGTGGATATTGCCGCCGACAGCCTTGTGATGTTGGACGAGAACCAGATGAAGCAGGATCGTATGCAGTTCCTGCAAGCGTTTGGTGGCTTCCTCGCGCAAGCCTTGCCGGTGGGTCAGGCCAGCCCGCAGATGGTGCCGATGATGATGGAGTTGCTGCGCTTTGGTATGCAGGCATTTAAGGCCGCACGACCGATTGAAGGGCAGATTGACTCCACGTTGCAGCAGTTGCAGCAAGCGGCGATGCAGCAAGGCCCAGACGGCGAGCAACAAGGCAAGCAAGCCGAGTTGCAGCAGAAGGGTCAGATGGAGCAGGGCCGTATGCAGATGGAGGCCGCACTACAGCAGGCCAAACTGCAACAGCAGATGCAGATGGAGCAGCTCAAGAACCAGACCAAGATGGCGATGGAGCAGCAAAAGCAGCAGTTTGAGGCGCAGTTGGAGGCCATGAAGCTGCAAAGCCAGCAGGAAGCCGCCAAGTACAAGGCCGACATGGACGCCCAGACGCGCTTGATCATCGCGCAGATGAACAAAACGCTACCCCCGACTACGTTTAATCAATGAAACGCACCTACGTTTACATAGACGGCGAGTTTGTTGAGCGTAAAAAGGACGACAAAGGTCGTTATCACTACGTCGTGCCTGACATCGTGCCATACAAAAGCATGATTGACGGCAAGATGGTTACTTCCCGTTCGGAACACCGCCGCCACCTCAAGGCTCACGGCTGCGAAGAGGTGGGTAACGACGACCCAAGCAAGCACATTCGGCGTGAAAAGTCGGTAGATACCCGACTTGAGCGCATCAAGCATATGGTCAACACCCGACTGACCAATGAGCAAGCGGATCGCATACTGCGCGACCTGCGCCAGCAAGTAAATTTCACCAATCCCCACAGGAGAGGCTAATCGTGGATGAGCAAATGGAACGAGACGACGCCCCACAGGCCGAGGTCGTAGACCGACGAGCGATGCTGGAGCAAGGATTAGAGGCAGCCGAGAAGGGCGAGCCGATTGAACCCGTGGTGCGCGACCCGAAAGGGCGCTTTACGTCGCAAAAGGCCGAGGAACCCGCCGAAGAACCGCAGGTGGAGGAAGAACCGCCTGTCTGGAAACGTCCCCCGGCGTCGTGGAAGAAGGATTACCACGAAATCTGGCAGAAAGCCGACCCGAAAATGCAGGAATACGCATGGCAGCGTGAGGAGCAGATGCGGGCGGGCGTGGAACCGCTGCTCTCCAAGGCGCAGTTTGCCGATGCGATGCAGGAAGCCATCTCGCCGTATATGACGACCATTCAGGGGCTTGGATTGACGCCCGATAAGGCCGTTGCCGCCCTGATGGAAGCCGACCACAAGTTGCGTAACAGCGACCCGCAGACGCGCATGGTGTATTTCCAGCAACTCGCGCAGTCGTATGGCATCAACTTGGGTGCCGTGCAACCGAGCGCCGCACCGGGACAGGCTCCGCAGCAGCAAGCGGTAGACCCGACCGTATGGGCGTTGCAAAACGAACTGAACAAAGTCCGTGGCGAAGTCATGGGCTGGAAGCAACAGCAGGAGATGGCCGAAAACCAGCAACTGCTGAACGAAATCAACTCATTTAGTCTAAAGGCCGAGTATTTTGAGGATGTCCGACCGACCATGATCCAACTCCTACAGAGCGGGGTCGCGCAGACGTTAGACGATGCCTATGAAAAGGCCATTAGACTTGATCCTAACTTGTTTGAGCAGATGAACAAGGCCCAACAGGCCGAAGTCGCCGCCAAACAGGCGAAAGAGCAAAACAGGGCAGCGAAAGCCGCCCGAGCAGCAGCGGTGAGTGTCAGAAGCGCCACACCCGGCGTAAACACGGCTCCCAAAACTAGCGACCGTCGTGCGCTTTTGGATGAGCTTTTAAGCGAAACCGAAGCGCGAATGTAATCAACTGATATAGGAGTAACTTAAATGGCATTTGCCAACTCTAGTATCAGCGACATCATCGCTACGACCATTCAGAGCCGTAGCGGCGAACTCGCTGACAACGTGACGAACAACAACGCGTTGCTTCGTCGCTTGAAGGAGCGCGGGAACGTCAAGACGTTCTCGGGCGGTAACGTGATTTTGCAAGAAATCATGTACAACGATCCGACCACCAACAACACGAATTCCTACTCGGGATACGAGGTGTTGAACGTCGGCCAGAACAGCCCGATTTCGTCGGCGCAGTTCAGCATCACGCAGTACGCCAGCGCGGTGACCATCTCGGGTCTGGAGATGATCCAGAACTCGGGTAAGGAAGCGATCATTGACCTCCTTGACGGCCGTATGGCTGTCGCCGAGGCTCAACTCGCCAACCGCATCTCGGGCGACCTGTATGGTGACGGCACCGGCAACGCGGGTAAGAACCTCACGGGTCTTGCTGCGGCTGTGCCGGATGATCCGACTGTCGGCACCTACGGCGGCATCAACCGCGCCGTGTGGACGTTCTGGCAGAGCAAGAAGTTCTCGGCTGCCGCTGATGGCGGTGGTGCGGGCGCTGTCTCGTCCACGACGATCCAAGGCTACATGGACGCTCTCGCTGTCCAGTTGGTGCGTGGCACCGACAAGCCTGACCTGATCGTTGCTGACAACAACTATTATCGGTTCTACCTGCAATCGCTCCAAGCGATCCAGCGTATTACCGAGAGTGGTTCGGGCCTCGCTGGCGCGGGCTTTGCTTCGCTCAAGTACTACGGTGCTGGTATGGCCTCCGACGTTGTGTTGGACGGTGGTATCGGTTCCTCGTCGTACAACAGCGGTGCTGGCAACGCGAACCATATGTGGTTCCTCAACACCAAGTACCTGCATTTCCGCCCGCACAAAGATCGTAACTTTGTGCCGATCGGCGGCGAGCGGCAGGCCGTCAACCAAGACGCCATTGTTAAACTGATTGGCTGGGCCGGTAACCTCACCTGCTCGGGCGGCCAGTTCCAAGGCGTGTTGATCGCTTAAGGAGGGCATCAAAGTGTCTATTTCTGTTAGCAATATGATCGGTGTTTCTCTTGAATACACCGATACCTCGCCCTCGTTCGCTGTTGGCACCGTTGTCAACTTGAGCGATGGCGGTCAAGCCATTTATGTGCAGGCCGCTTCAACCTGCGCTCAATGGTCGGCTGTAACTGTCAACGTCAACAACACGGTGGCCCCGTTGACCACGACCAACTCTGCCAATTCAAAGGCGGTTGGTTTTGCTCAAGCGTCCATTGCCTCGGCCTACTACGGCTGGGTGCAGTTGGGCGGCAAGCCGCGTGTCAGCGTGTTGGTCGGCTGCCAGCCGAACGTCCCGCTGTTCACCACCGCAACCGCAGGGTCGCTTGACGACGCTACGGTGACGGGTGGCTTGGTAGCGGGCCTTGTGGCCACGACCTCGGCGGCTTCGGCCTCTGCGGTCACCTGCATCGCGGGCTATCCGCACGTCGCCACGGGCGTCGTCGGGTTCTAACGATGCAGCCTCTGGAGATCACGGTACAGGCGGCGGGTACAGCGATGGAGCTTTGCTCCAACATTTGCTCGGCGCTTGGCCGTGGTCTGCCAGAACTGACCCCCACTCCCATCAAGCACGATGGAACATTCGTGTGCGTGGCGAGTGGGTGGTCTATGCCCGATTTTGTAGAGGAAATCAGAGCGCACCGCAAAGCCGGTCGGCCCATCGTGGCGATCAAGGCAGCGCATGACTTCCTGTGCGAGAACGGCATCCAGCCTGATATGTGGGTCAACCTTGACCCGCGTGACCGCACAAACGGCATCCAAAAGGCCAACGACCGTACCGTTTACCTCGTCGCCTCACGCTGCCCGCCCGTCACGTTTGACTACCTTAAAGGCAAAAACGTATGGCTATGGCACTCATGGGCAGAAGGCCCCGAGATGCAGGCGATTGGCCCCGGCAAGTTGGCCGTGGGTGGCGGGACGACATCGGGACTTCGTGCCATCAACATTGGTTATCTGCTCGGGTTCCGCAACTTCGTGCTGTACGGGTACGACAGCTGCAACCGAGCAGATGGCTTGAAGCGTTTTACCGGCGAATACACCGGCCCATCCATTGACGTTCATGTGGGCGGCCCAACCGGCAAGAAGTTCAACTGCAACATGGCGATGGCCCAACAGGCCAACGAATTCCAGAAGCTCTTTGAGGTGATGGGCGATATCAACGTGGATGCGCGTGGCCCCGGCTTGATTGCCGAGATCATGCGAGTGCGCCACGAACGGATGGCAGCCTAATGGCTATTCCCTCTCGCGTACTCGGCAGCGGCATTAGCCAACTGTCTACCGTTAGCATTTGCGGCGACGGCATAGCGTCAGCATCAGCAGCGGGTACGTCGGCAGGCGATGCCACGCAAGTCACTTACGTCTACACGAACGTCACAACAACTGCTTCGGGCGCTGGCGTTAAACTGCCAAAGGCCGAGATGGGCGAGACGATTATTGTTAAAAACAGCGGCGTCAACCCGTTGACGGTATACCCATATAGCGCGACCGACACAATTAACAACGCAGGCTTTGGCACGATCAATGCCGATTGTTCCGCAATGTTTTTTGCCGTCAGCAATACGCTATGGGAAGAACTGCAAGGATTCGGCCGCTCGGTGCCGATTCTGCATTACGGTGCGTTTAGCGACACGACGTTACAAACGGCGGCATCTATTGACACCGCTTACGGCATGGTTTTTAACACCACCGATAGCAGCAACGGTGTATCTATCGGATCGCCGTCGTCCCGCTTGGTTGTTGATTACCAAGGCGTTTACAACGTGCAGTTTTCGGCGCAATTAGACAAAACCTCGGGCGGCGCAGGCAATATCTACATTTGGCTGCGTAAAAACGGAACCAATGTCGCCAACACCGCCACGACGGTTGCAATACAGGGTTCAGCGGCGCGTACCGTTGCCGCGTGGAACTTCATCATCCAGCTTGATCCTACTAATTACGTTGAATTGATGTGGGCGACGGATGACACAAGCGTTAGAATTCTTGCGGCCAGCGCCACAAGCGTATGGCCTGCGATCCCCTCGGTCATTTGTACCATCACACAGGTCAACAACCTGTAATCCCCACAGGAGCAA